CCTTGCCGACCGAGTTCGCGCCCCTGAGCAGGGTCGCCTTCTGCGAGGCCGAGATCGCCTTGCCCTGCGCCTTTGCGGCGGCGATCTGCTTCTGCGCCGCGATCGAAGCCTGGTTGCGCGCCGCTGCGGCGTCGATCGTCGCCTGATTGCGCGCGTTCGCCGCCAGGATCGAAGCCGTGTTGCGCGCGGTCTGTGCCGCCTGACCGGCAGCTGCCGTCGCCGCGCGAGTCGCGGCGACGCCGGCAGTCGAGCCGGGGGCGTACTGATTGGTCGGGACCGCCTTGCCGTTCTTGACCACGTACACGCGGCCAGTGATGTTCGTCATCGCCTCGGCCTGGTCGAACGCCGTCTTCGCCTGCTGCAGCTGCAGCGTCCCGATCTGCACCTGAGTCGCGCGCTCCTGGTTGGTGACCTGGCGCTCGTTCAGCGCTGCCTCCTGCGTGGCGGCGAGTGCCTTCGAGTACAGCTGCGGGCGCGTCGCCTCGAGTTCAGCGCGCTGTGCCTCCAGCTGCGACTGAGCGTCGATCGCCTTCTGCCGGTACTGGTTCGCGATGTTGCCGATCTGCCAGGCGTCCGAGGCGCCGCGCGCCTTGGCGAGCGCATACTGACTCGCTGCCTGCCCCGCGAGATCCGAGGCCGGGATGACGACGCCGCTCATCATCGCCGCGTTCTGCAGGTCGGGGATCGAGTAGCCGCCGACCTCGCCCTTGCCCTGCGTGTACTCCGCGACCTTGGCAGCGATGTCATCGGCGGCGGTCCGCTGCGCAGCCCCAACCGCACCGACAAGACCGCCGCCGATGTCCTTGATGCCCTGAGCCGCAGCCTTGTACTGGTCCGCGATCAGCTGCGGGTCGTTCTCACTCATCTTGGCGAGCGCGAGCGCGAAGCCCTGCGCGCGCTCAGCCTGGTTGTTCGCCTGCGTCTGCGCGGCCTTGGTCGCGGAGCGCATGCCGGCGAGCGAGAGCGCGATCTGGTCGTTCACGTCCTTGCGTGCCTGCGCGCGCTGCGCGGCGTAGGTGTCGAGCACCGGCTGCATCGCCGGTTGGCGCGCCGGCGCCGGTGTCGTCGGAGGGCCGGCGTAGTAGCCCCTGCCGGCGGCGAAGCGGAGCGGCTTGCCCTTGAGCGCTGGATTGTTCCGGTAGGTGTAGTAGGTCGGCATCTCAGCGCTTCTTCTTCCTGACGGGGGTAGGCGGGACGTAGCCGCCGCCGACGACGTAGCCGTGCGTCATGTCCTGGCGCGGCACGCTCGGCGCGGCGGGCACGTTGTAGACAGTCCCCGCCGGCAGGCCGTACTGGAGGCTCACGTCGACACCGCCGGGTCCTGCAGCCACTGAGGTGCCTCCTCCTGTATCGCCGGTTGCGGAGTAGCGAAGACCGGCCAGCTGCGCGAGCCGATCGGCAACCGACTGACGCGCTTCGAGCAGCGACTGACGCTGGTTGGCCTCGAGCGTCTTGTAGTTGCCGATGTTGCCCTGGATCGCCTGCAGCAGATCGGTCAGTTGCTGGTTGGCTTGCGCCTGGTAGGACTCCTCGATTCCGCGGCCGGCGGTCGCCGTCTCGCCTGAGCGCAGCATTCCGCGTGCGTTCAGCGCGTAGGCGGCGTTGGCGAGGCCGCGTGTGCGCGCAGTCTCCAACTGCGCACGCGCCGAGAGCGGGTTCTTCGTCGCAGCCTCGAGCGTCGCCGGGTCGATGTCGTTGGCGTAGTCCCCGAGGTTGAAGCCGAGGCCAGCCGCGCCGGCGCGCGGGTCGAAGCCGCCCTGGATGATCGCCTGCTGGATCGCGCCTCGCAGCGAGCCACGGCCGGCGTCGATCGCAGCCTGGAAGTTCGCGAGCGCGTTCTTGTAGACGGGATCGCCTTCGATCTCGTTCTGGTAGCCGTTGATGTCGAAGGCCGGCTGGTCGCTCACCGGCGGCGCACCAGGCGCGGCGTAACCGCCTGGTGCGAGCGCGGCCGCGGTGTAGTCGGGGATCGACTGGATCTTCGTGTAGTCGCCGGTGACCATCCCCGGCACGCCGTAGTCCTGCGTGTAGCGCTCCGGGTTCGTGAAGAAGTCGCTCGCGAAGCCGGTGCCGGCGGCGACCTGCGGCTTCCTCAACTTGTAGTTCGGCCCACGGAGAGTCTGAGTGCCGACAACGATCGACGGGTTCTTGGGTACCGCCATCGGTACCTCCTCTCAGGCCTGGCTAGGTGATGATGATGAAGTTGATGATCAGGTAGGCCGATCCGTCGACCGGGTTCCCTGATCCGATCGTCACCGTCGAAGTCGACGGGCCGTCGATGGTTCCGGCCGCGTTGAGCGAGTACGCCGTCGAGCCGGGAGTGAGCGAGAAGTTCATGCGCTGCTGAATGTGCGAGTGCGAGCCGTGGTTGTGCTTGACCCCGCGCGACCCTTTCGGCAACCCGTCGCTCTGACCGAGCACGTTGTGCCCTGCCAGCACGCCGCGCCCAACCGGGACGCGCTCCTGTAGATCGGGGACGAGGAACGTGCTTCCATCCGGTGCGCCGTAGGCAGTGCCGATGGCGTCGTAGAGCCGCTTCTGCCCCGTCCTCGAGTAGGCGGTGCCGTCGCACATCACCGAGCCGACCGGCGCGCTGACGCCGCCGTAGGGGAGGATGATCCCGGCCGGGAAGATGCCGAGCGACCCCTGGCCGGCGCTCGAGATTCCGAGGATGGTCGACAGTCCCTGGATCGCGGAGATCGGCAGCGACAGGTCGCTCGTCTCGAGGTAGCTGACGAGCCACGTCTTGTACGCGATCGGGAACGAAAACGGGTCGGAGAGCAGCCGCTGCAGCAGCTGGAACTCCTGCTCGGTCAGCGGGCGCTGGTCGGCGGGGCCGACGCGGCCCTCGGCCGAACGAAGCTCGGTGTCGCTCGCGCTCATCGAGAGCGCGGCGAGCAGCATCGCTGCCTTCCAGACTTGACGGAGCTTCCTCACACGCGACTCCGCTCTGCGGGCATCGCCTCGACGGCGAGGTCGAAGATGCGTGTGACGCTGCCGACGCGCGTCTGCTTGACGCGGAAGGCGACGCCGTAGGGGAACTTGTTCAGCGGCAGCCGGTAGCGCGTGTAGCGGTCGGTGGGCGGCAGCCCGCCCATCGACTGGTAGTTCAGGTCCTGCGGCGAGGTGATGAAGCCCACGTCGAGCACGGGCGCGACGGCGGCGAGCACCTCGGGCGGCGCCGGTGGCGGGATCGACTCGAGGAATTCCTCGCTGCGCCACATCGCCGCCACCTCGGGCGGAACGCGCACGTCGTAAGAGAGGTAGCCGAAGCGGATCCGTTTGCGTCCTTCGTCGCTGAGCCGGTACCAGGGCGTCTCGAAGGCGGGCAGAACGGGCGTGCCGTCGTCGTCCTGAATCGAGCCGATGCTGAAGTCGGGGTAGAAGCAGGGGCCGACACGCGCGAGCCGCGCCTTGCCGGCGAGGCCGGCCCAGACGCGCTCCATGCCCGAGCCGCCCGACGAGGCGACGTAGACGAGCGAGTCGAGGTTCGTGAAGCGGAACCACTGCCGCTTGTTCAGGTCGCAGATCAGCGTGACCGGCGGCACGGCGTCGCTGCGCCGAACGGTGATGACGTAGTAGTCGAGGAAGGTGGTCGCAGCCAGCGTCAGCTTGTGCTCGTAGAGCAGCCGCCAGAAGTAGAGGATCCCGCCCTGGCTGACGAGGTTGCGGATCACCGAGCCGTCGGTGACGTGGACGCCGTGCTCGTCTGCGAACACGCAGTTGTCGTTCCAGTAGGCGATCGACTTCGGGTCGAGGCAGCCAGCGCGGTCGAACAGCGGCTCGGTCGACATGTCGCCAGTGCCGTTCGAGTTCGGCGGGATCGCGCCACGTACGCGCTCGACCGAGCCGGCGTGGAAGACGAGGATCACGGCGCGCAACGCCGCGAGCGCGGTCACCGCCCGTGATGAGGAGAGGAACGAGTTGGCGTCGAAGCTGTCGGCGTTCGCGAGGTTCTTGCCGGGGACGCTGAAGCGCAGAGTGTCGAGTTCGCCAGGGGCGCCGCCCGTCACCATCATCGCCTTGTAGATCGTCCCGAGCGGACTGAACTTGTGTGCGGCGTTCGCGCCGGCGATCATCGGCACGCTGCCGGGGTTCGTGATCAGGCGCGGCGTCATCGAGGAGAAGCCGTCGAAGTGGATGACCGTGTCGAGCAGCTGCACCGGGTTCTGCTTCGAGCGCGGCAGCGGGCCACGGTCGGTGACCGCAGGAGCGGCCGAGAGATCGGTGTCGACCTCGTACAGTCGGCCGTTCGTGGTCTGGACGAGCAGCTTGTCGCCGTTGGAGTACGGCGCGTAAATGCCCGCCTCCGCATCGCCGCTCATCGGGGAGGATCCCCAGCGCCAACCACCGCGTCCGGTCAGCGTCGTGTCGATGATCGTCGGCACGTAGTCGGCTACGTCCCACAGGTAGCCCGCCGGCATCCGGTCGCGTGGGAAGTCGCGCGCAAACGCGCGCGCGTTCTCGAGCAGCGACTTGGGCGCTCCCATCAGCCGACGAAGCTCCCGCGGGACGAGACACCGCGCAGGCGTACACGCCGACGAGGAGCGCGCGCGGTGCCACGCTTGTTGATCGACATCCGAATCTGAGCGAGCCGTCCGCCGTTGCCGTTCTGGCCCTCGTACAACGTCCGGTAGCGCTCGCTCATCTGGCTCGAGGCGTCGTCCGAGTAGTCGGCGCACTTCCAGAGCGCGTACAGGACGATCGCGTCCTGGTACTCCTCGGGGATCGCGCCGTAGACCTCGTCCCCGACCGAGTCGGTGTCCTCATCCATCTTGTCCGGCTTCAGCACCGCCCAGGTCTGCACCGTCAGGTCGTCCTGGGTCGGCGCGGGCTTGAGCACGAGCACGTCGGAACGGATGAGCGTGAACGACGGCCAGTAGCAGGTGCAGGGGTTGAGGCTGCAGCTGCAGTCGTAGCTCTGGTCGCGGCGCACACGATCGGAGCGACCGTTCTCTACCTCGACCAAGCAGAGAATCGAGTGGTCGAGGATGTAGGTGTCCTGGCCGGCGATCGTTGTCAGGTCGACGCAACGCGCGACGCAGCGCGTGCGCGCGAGCATGTCGAGCGTGCCGAGGTAAATCTGCTGGTCAACGATCGTCGTCTCGTCGTAGGCGTCGATGTCCTGCAGGCCGATCCACTGCACCACCTGATCGCGCATCTCCTTCTTGGTCATGTCCCTCCTAGCCTTTCGGGAAGGTCGCGGAGATCGAGCCGTCGTCCTCCTCGTCCTCGTAACCGCTCATGTCATCGCGCTCGACGAAGATGCCGATGCGGAAACGACGAGGCGGTGGCGGACCCTTGCGCAGCAGCACGCGCGCGAACGCGAGCAGCGCGAGCACAGCGAAGAAGGCGGCGACGGCGACGGTGATCGTGACCGCGTCCGAGTACGCGATCAGTCCTTCACGCATGTGTAGAGCGAGGTCGGCCCACCCGGCTGATGCTTGATCACGACCACAGCTGGGGAGAAGCCCGCGATGCAGGCGACACCCGACGCACCAGGATCACCCTTCGGCCCCGGCGGGCCGGCTGGCCCCGGCGGTCCCTGTGGCCCAGTCGCAACATCGATCGTGACGGTGCGCGTCGGCGCTTCCTGCCCGACGGCGCTCGCGGTCAAGAAACCCGCAGTGCCAGCGAGAATGAGCGCAACGGCGATCAGCGCCTGTGGTAGCCGTGTCATTCGTGCTCCCTCATCTCGTAGCCCTCATGGATCGCCTTCTTCACTTCCTCGATTCGCTTGTCACAGTTGCGCTCTGCACGACGGCGCATCGCGCGCAGCGCGTAGATCGAACTGACGACAGCCCCCGCTCCCGAGAGAAAGGCTCCGACTTCCGACAGGTCCATCTATCGCTTGACTCGACTCTCTGCGGCGAGCGTCCCGAGCACGCCGACGCTTGCGGCGGCGACCGAGAAGGCACCGGCGCTCGAGTAGCCGCTGAGCGCGAGCACGACGCCGGCGACCATCGCCACGCAGGCGATCACAACGAGCGCGCAGACGAACAGCGTCAGGTGCTCGCTCACGGCTCCTTCACGCGCACGAACACGACCTGCCTGGCATCGCTGATCGCGCGCGAGCGACGCATCACCTGTCCGCCGTTCGAGTTATTCGAGGTGGAGGTGTTGCCTTCGATCGCGTTCCACGAGAACGAAGTGCCGCTCTCGAACAGACCGATGTGATCGAACGCCCCGCCGTCCCAGTCGTAGCAAACGAGGTCGCCGGGGATCGGTGAGGTGGTGGTCGAAAGACCGTTCAGGCCACTACGCGCGTCGTTGACGACGTAGGGGACGTAGCTGTAGTAGCGGCCCTTGACGAACGACGGCGACGGCCCCGTCATCTCGTAGCAGTAGGTGACGAAGATCGCGCACCACGGCTCGTAGTTCATGCCGTACCACGCGCCGAACATGTTCCCGTTCGTGCCTGGCGGCGACTCCTTGTAGCCGAGGTAGCTCTTCGCCTTCGCGAGCGCCTGCTGACGCACCGTCGTGCCGCCGCCCGCGAACTCCTTCTTGTACTGCTCGAGCAGGTTGATCGCCGTCTGGTCGAGCAGCGTCTCGCCGGCGTTCGGCAAGCCCTCGGGGATGCGCGCCGAGCGGATCAGGTTGTACGTCCCCTCGCCCATCCAGCCGGTCGCGTCGATGCCGTTCTGGCGCTGCACGCCGGCCAGGCCGTTCTCGGACACGTTGCCGCTCTTGCCGTGCGAGAACGCATTCGAGAAGGCGTTATCGAAGCTCTGCCACGGCCAGTGCCCGCCGCGCGAGACGGCGCGCTTGATCGCCTGCACGTCCTTGCCGTCGCTCGAGGGCTGCTTGCCCTTCTTCGATGCATCCGGCGGGTAGAGCGGTCGGATGAAGGCAGGACCAACCATCGGCCCGCCTGGATAGGCGCGCTCGTACCACTCGCTCATGCCGTCCCCCTAGAGAGGTGGCCTGGGCCGGGGCGTCGTGCGTCTCGTAACCGGTGTGAAGGTCTGCCCCTCCCGGTCCACCCCGGCCCTTGGGCCATGTACCGCGGAGAGACGCGGGCCGGCACAGTGCCGTCTGCGTTACCCCCGAACAGGAGAGGCCCGCGCCTCCCGCGGATCTGTGCAGCCTACGACTTGGTCGTGCTGCTCGCCTTCGTGCTCGAGGAACTCGACTCCGAACTCGGCTCCTGGTAGCTCGCGTCGCCGGGGAGCTTGCCGGCCGTCGGGCCGTACTTCTCCTTGTCGAGGTGCTCCGCGCGCTCCTGGGCGATCTTCGCCTGCTCCTCCTGCTTCTTCTGCTCCTCCTTGACGGCCTTGTCCTCGCCCTCTTCGACCGCCTGCTTCTGCTCGTCGCGCGCCTCGTTGCGCGCCTCGTGCCACGCCTTCTCCTCGTCGGGGATCGTCCCCGTGCCTTCGTGCGTGGAGAGGTCAGGATCGACGTAGCCGGCCTGCGGATGACCGGGCGGGAGCGTCGCCTTCGGCTCCTCGTCGGCCTTGGTCTTCGTGTCCGCCACAGCGGACCTCCTTCCCTGCTCGCTTACGTTCGGATACCCAACGGTCGTGCGCTCAACCGCTACGAGACGCGCACCGGAATGATGGTTGTAAGCCGACCGGAACTCGCTACGGCGACCGTCACGTAGACGGAAACCCTCAAGACCGCACCCGCCGTAATGGTTGCCGGAAAGTCGTTGGTCAGAGCGGTGACTGCGAATGTCGCGAGAGCGGACTGTCCCGTGATCGCGACCGCCGCCGCGTCAAGGATCGGCTGGACAATGCCGATGTTCCCCGCAGCGCCACCTGCGAACTGACCTTGCGCCGTGACCAGATACTCCCCGGAACGAGGCACAGTGAAGGCAGGGCCGTAGGTCGTCGGAGTGTTCGCAAGCGGATTCTGCGGTGTGTTGTCATAGGACGTTTTCTTCGTGCCGCCGATGAACTCCCACTTGTACGGGCTTGCGCTGCCCGCGTTGTACTGGAAGGCCCAGCGCACGCCCGAACCTGCGCCGCCCACATCGGTCGCGACCCACACATCGCCACTGACAGGACCGACGGGCGGGCCAGCGCTGATCGCGCCGACCGTCGCCAGCTTCGCCTTGCCTGCGAGCGCAGCGTCAAGACCGACCACGTCGGCGGTCTGAATCGCGGCCCAGGTCATCCCACCGCCCTGACCCTTCAGCCACTGCCCGTTGACCGGCACAGGCGGCTGCGACGCGAGCGCCTGATCGGCCTTCGTGTTCGCGAGGATGATGCCGCCCTGCAGTTGATCCATCGTGACTTCGTTCAGCGGCGTTTGGAGGTTCTCGAAGTCGATGGGGAGGTAGGCGCTCATGCGACCCTCACCGGCGTGATCTCGATGCTCGTCTCGTAGATCAGGCCGTTGGCGATCACCGTGAGCGCCGTCCAGGCAGCGCCGATGTGCTCGCCCACGGCGGCACCGGCTCCCGCGCCATCCGCAGCGGAGACGGCGTGATTCCCCGCGGCGAGCGTGACCATGCCGCTCGAAGCAGCCACGTCAAGCTGCGACAGGACGCCGCCGCCATACTTGAACGCAGCGAGCACGAGATTCTGAGGAGAGGTCGAAGCCTGATGCTGTCTCGCTCGCACCGAGTACACACCCGCCCGAGTGACGACCCAGCTTGTGACGCCGCTGCTCCACCAGAAGGTGGTGCCCGCAAACTGCCCGCCCGTCATCGCGACGGAGCTAAACCCCGCGGCGTTCATCGCTTGCGCGTTCGGCGCGTAGACGAGCCGCAGCGCCGTGCCGCCGATGAACTCCCACTTGTACGCCAACGCGCTCCCGGCGTTGTAACGGAAGCGCCACTGGTAGGTGGGATTCGTGAGCGAATCGACCAGTATCGCTTCCTGCCCATCAACGGGACCCGCGGGAAGCGTCGTGCCGTAGTTCGGCTTCGTCGCCGCTGTCGAAGCATCCGCCTTCGCCGCCAGCGCCGCCGTCAGTCCCTGTACGTCGGCCTGTTGAATGTCCGACCAGACGGCCGCGCCGCCGACGCCCTTGATCCACTTGCCGTTCTGCACCGGCGGCAGCAGGCCCGCGAGCGCGTTCCGTGCGCGCTCGTCGGCCTGCAGGATGCCGCCCTCGATGTGGTTCATGGTGATCTCATCGAGATCGGTCACGTCATCGACCCACAAAGTCGGTTCGTACGGCGTCAGGCTCATCGGCACTCCAAGGGACGCAGGTACGAGTCGTCGTAGTGCCAGTAGGTGCCGGTGATCGTCGTGCCGACGATGGCGATCCCGACCGTCGCGTCCGTCATCGGCCCCTTGCCGACACGGCGCTGGCCGCAGACCGTCTGGCCGCAGATCGGGTTGGGCCGCGGGTAGACGATCTGCGGCTTGAGCGTGATGTCACGGCATGCGGCTGCCGCCAGTCCGATGGTTCTCGTCGGAGCCGGCGCGAGCGGGATCGGCAACTAGCTCTCGCTCTCGCTCGCCTTCAGCGTCTCGCCGGCCTTGTGCGCGTCGGCGCGCTCCTGCTTCCACTTCGCGTGTCCGATGGGATCGTCGGTGTAGTCCACGTACACGCGCTCGAGCGGATTTGCCTGCTCGTCGGGCTGCCAGTACCCCGGCTGGAAGGCGAGTTCTGCGTTGTCGGTGGCCGACTGCTGACCGGTCGCGGTCGTCGTGACCTCGTCACTTGCCATTCCGTTCCTCCTCTTCGACTCGTTCGTGCAGACCGGCGAGTTCCTCATCGAGTGAGGTGCGCGGTCCCAGCTGCTCCATGCCTGCGTACTCGCGTGCGAAGTACTGCGCCTGGTCGGTGCGGATCGGTGCGCCGCAGACGTGGCAGCGCTCAGGCCATGCCTGCTCGAACGGCTCGAGGCACTTCGCGCACATGTAACCGGCGCGCATGCGCTCGACCGTCTCGCGTGAGAGCGTGAGTTCGACCTCGCCCTGGACGCGACCGTCGGGCAGCCAGAGGCCTTGGTCGCTCGCTGGCTCGATCGAGAGCACCTCGGCCGGCTTGCGCCAGCGCTCAGCCAACGACCTCCTCCTCGCGCACGCCGCCGGCAAGCTCGCGCTCGAGTTCCTCGACCACCAGTTCGCGGTTCTGCGACTGGCGCTCGTAGGCGAGCACCTCTTCGAGGTCGTAGCCCTCCTCGAGCAGCTTGCGGACGAGCACCTTCGGCCCGCCCTTGAACTCGTCGTAGCGCGGCCACGGCGGGCTGAGCGTGATCTCGGGCACGACCATCACGTCGTCGTAGAGGCCGGCGAGCCGAACGAGTTCGTTCTCGACCTCGATCCGAAGCTCGTCCGACCAGCCGGACTCGATCTGCGCTTCGCGCGAGTCGAAGCAGCCGATGCGGTAGTCGGGCGCGACGACCGTGACCTCGTCCTGCTCCTGGTAGAAGCCGTTGAAGGTCCAGTGCGTGACCGCCATCTGCCGTTCGTCGGGCGTCAGCTTGCCGGGGTAGAACATCGCGTACACCGGCTCCTGAATGACACGCGCCATCCCGGTCGCGTAAGCCTCCTGCAGCTGCGGGCGAATCTGGACGCCGAAGCGTCCCCACTTGGAGATGAAGCGCATGTATTCCTCCTCGAGGTGTTCGGGGGGCGACTGCGAACGGCTGCGGTCGTCGCGTTGCCGCCCCCCGAAGGGGATTGACCTACGGAGGCGGCGTGACTCCGAAGAGGATCCCGTGCGCCCGCTCGTGGGCGAACTCGTACGTCGCCTCGGTCATGTACTCGGCCGAAACAACGTCCTTCCCCTTCGGCTGCTGCTCCGTGACCAGCTTCGTGTCACGGTCGCGCAGCGGCCTCCGCTCGATGTAGTCCAGGTCGAGCAGGAAGGCGTAGGAGCCGAACCCCTTGTTCGCGTACGGGAACTCGGCCCACTCCTTCTTCACGACCACCGGGATGCGGTAGCCGTACGCGCCCGAGATGAACGCATCGATCTTCACGCCGTGGACGGTTCCGCCCGAGGGTGCCTCGAACTGCGACCCCATGCCGGTGCGGTTCCACTTCGACATCGAGAGGACGACGAGCGGCGAGGCAAAGAGAACCTTGTTCTCGCTGCCGTACGGCATCACGTCCATCAGGAAGAGGTCGAAGAAGTCCGCCGTCAGCGGGCCGTTCACGTCGCGCTTGTAGGTCTGGATGAACTCCAACGCGCCACCCGCCGTGCCGCGCGGCTCGTTCTCCGGGGGGACCGCGGCGGCGAACGAGCGCATGCCGAAGAAGCCGATGGCCTCCCACTTCTTCTTGTGCTCGCGCGCCTTGCGCTTGGCCTCCTTCGCCGGCTCGCGACCGCCGTACTTCTCGATCGCGGTGTCGGTGCCGGTGAACGACCACGTCGTGCGGGTGATCTGCGTGAAGTTGAACCCGAGCACGCGCTGCAGATAGCGCGGCGTCGGGAAGTCGGATCCCTGCGGCTGTGCATCTCCGACGACCAGGAACGAGTCGCCGGCGTTGATCGCGGCTGCGGGGATGTTGCCGACGTTGCGCGCGATGGTGAGGGTGTCGGTCGAGACTGAAGAGACGCGGATGCCCTCTCCGGTGCGCATGTTGCGCAGCAGGTCGTTCGCTGCGGTGATCTTGCCCTGGCCTGCGGTGAGGACGAGGGTCGTGTCGCCAGAGGTCTGCGCGTTGAGCGCGGTGACGACGCGGGGGAAGTCCTCTTCCTCGAGCCAGTTGACCTTCTCTCGAATCGCCTGCCGCGACTCGAGGCGGGAGGTCATGGTGGTGAACTGCGTGTCGTCGGGCTTGAGCACACGGATGCGCTCGTCCATGTCGATGACACGCTCGTCAGGCAGCTGCTCCTCGGTGGAGACGTTGCCCTGGATGATCGTGCCGGCCATGCGGACTCCTCACGAAGTCGAAGGAACATTCCCTTCGGCTCTCCGCGGGGTGTCTCCACAAGGGAGGCCCGGTTCGGCCTACTGATTCCACTCAGCGTCTAGCTGTTCCAGGGTGAGGCCCGGCATGAGTTGCCTCGGCCGGGGTGTCTCGCCTGCGCTAGGTGACGCTGAAGCAGAAGATACCTGCGCACGCCGCTTCGCGCCATCGGCGCTCTGACGACGCTCCTGCTTGATCTTCTCGCGCGCCGACTTGACCGTCGCGGTCTGCGCACGCGCGATTTCGTAGATACCGATGATGCCGCGCGCAGCTGTCTCCGGATCGTCGGAGTGCGCATCGACCACCATCGGGTGCGCCGGCCCGAGGTTGGAGAGCAGCGCGGTCATCTGCTCCTCGTACAGCGGCATCTCGGGGAAGTGATCAACGAGCGCGGTCATCAGCAGACCGCGGTCGACGGTGCTGCCGATCTGCTCGGACACCTGGCGCTGGTCGTAGTTGTACTCGGCGTTGTCGATCGCCTGCGCGATCCGCATCGCCTCGAACGGCGACTCGCGTGCCCACTCGCCGCAGACCGCGCGCGCGAGATCGAACTCGGTCGCCTGCACGGCGCGCTGCACGTACGCCTGCGGGTTGCCGGACTCGAGCGCCTCGTTCACCCACTCGCGCTGTTCCTGGCTGAGCGCGAAGCCGCCGTTCGAGAACGACTGCTGCTGGGCCATCTCCTGCTCCAGCTGCTGGATGCGGCGCTGCATGACGGCCTTCTCCTGGCCCTGCCGGCCGAGCGCTCGCTGCAGCTGCACCGACCCCTTGATCGCGCGCTCGGGGTCGTCCTGGTACTTGCGCATGAAGGCGATCACTTCGGGGTCGTCGGTGTCGAAGAGCAGCGGAGGTTCCTCGTCGCTCGTCTCCTCCGCTTCCCCTTCCTCTACCGCTTCCTCGCTGTCGTCCTCCTCAGCCTCGTCGCTCTCGGCTTCGTCATCCTCGTCTTCGGCTTCGTCGCCGTCGGCCTGCTCCTGCTCCTCTTCCTCTTCGCTCTCCTCGGGCGTGTCGGTGACGACCTCGTCCGTCGGCTCCCCGGTCGACTCGTCCTCGTCGTCGTCCCAGGCGCGAAGGATCTCCTGCGTCACGTTGCTCACCTAGCTACTCCTTCCGAAGGTGTGTCGATGTCCTGGCGCTTGAGGAAGGCCTCGAGCGCGCCTTCTGCCTGCTCCGGGACGGCAGCGAACCAGCGCATGCCGTGGATGAAGCCGCGCAGGTACGCGCCGTCGTCGGGGTCGAGGCCGTCCTTGCTCAACGC